GTGGATGGGCCGATGGGTCCGTAGTGATGATAGCTTGGTCTATAAGTACCGCCCCGGTAGGAATACCTTTGATGCACTGCCGACTGGTGACTACGACTTTAACTACATTCTAGGGCTCGATCTTGGGTTTGAAGACGCCACAGCTTTTGTCGTCTGCGCGTATGCGGAGGACCGGCCAGAACTATACGTTGTCGAGGTCCATAAAGAATCCCACATGATCCCGTCGCAAATCGCGATGAAGACCCGCGAGTATATGGAAGCGTACAATATTGAGATTGCTGTGGCAGATACCGGTGGTCTAGGTAAATCGATTGTTGAGGAATTCCGGCAACGCTATAATCTGCCAATTCGCCCTGCCGAGAAATCGAAAAAGGGCTCCTATATCGAGATGATGAACTCCGACTTCCAGCGCGGGTTAATCAAGGTGGGCAAGCACTCGCCAATCGTAGACGAGTGGGAGTTGTTACAGTGGCAGGAAGACCGCAAGAAGGAAGACTCCCGCTACGAAAACCACCTTTCCGATGCTTGCTTGTACGCATGGCGGGAATCGCGCCACTATCGTTATGAGGGGGAGGCCATAACCCCCCCAGAATATGGTACGGCGGCGTGGGCAAAGGCTGAAGACGATCGAATGTTCCAGCAAACAGTAAAAGCATTAGATAAAGAAGAATCCCCTTGGTGGGGGAAACAGAACTTATTTAATTAGGAAGATGCTATGAAATACAACGCTAATAAATTCTGGTGGGAGGTTACTGGTGATCCACATAGTGAAATTATGTCGTTTGTCAGTGCTCTGGACGATGAGCAGGGATATCGCAAGGAAGATAACCTTAATAGTCTGCGGCTGTTTGGCAATAGTGATACTGTTGGCCTAAGCTTGGGCGAGTACTCGAAAAGGAACGTTCAGAAGGACGGGAGTCCTAGTCTGAATATTGTTCACTCGATGTGTACGACCGTTACTTCTCGGATCACCAAAAGCCGTCCCAAGGCTACGTTCCTGACTAGCGGTGGTAATTGGTCGGCAAAGCGTAAGGCAAAACTGCTCGACAAGTTTGTTTCAGGGCAATTCTACGAGACTGACATCTATGCTATCGCTCCCAGAATCTTTCTCGACGCGACCGTTTTTGGTACCGGAGTTATGAAGATTTACGAGGTTGGGGGTAAGGTAAAAATCGACCGCGTTTTCCCTAATGAGATAATCGTCGATGACACTGAGGCACTCTACGGAGAACCTCGGCAGATGTTTCAACGGAAGTTTGTTTCTCGGAGGGTTTTGGCTTCGCTATACCCCGAGGTGAAACAGCAGATTATGGACAACGACGTAAAGTCGGATTCATACGGTAGCGAGCGCAATACGGCTAATGAGCAGATTGAATGTGTCGAAGCATGGCACTTGCCAAGCGGTGAGGGTGCGGAAGATGGTCGTCACGTTATCTGTCTAGATAATGTTACGCTTCTTGATGAGCCTTATACGAAATCCTACTTCCCGTTCGTATTCCTGAAATGGACTGACCGACTGCTTGGGTTTTGGGGGCAAGGGCTCGCAGAACAGCTTTCGGGCATCCAATCAGAAATCAACAAGTTGCTTTTGCAGATCAAGCTACAGATGACTTTGGCTACGCCTAAGGTATTCGTCGAAGTTGGCTCGAAAATTTCAAAAGCACATATTAATAATGAGACTTGGGGGATTATTGAGTATTCAGGGACAAGGCCTGATTTTCATGTCCCGATGACTACTTCTCCAGAGATATTTGCTCACCTAGACCGCTTATACCGGCGAGCGTATGAGATCGCAGGCGTGTCTGAATTAGCTGCTCAGTCTCGAAAGCCCGGTGGACTTGATTCTGGCCGCGCATTACGCGAGTTCCACGATATTGAATCAGAGCGTTTTATGGTTATCGGGCGTGAGTACGAGGGGCTGTTTATGGAAGCAGCTCGGCAGATGGTTGACATCGCCCGAGATGTATCTTCCCGAGATGGCGACGATTACAAGGTGCTGTCCCACAATAATCGAGAGATTGAACTCGTTACCTGGGGTAAGATTAACCTCGACTCTGATTCGTATGTTATGCGGATTTATCCTACGTCTTTATTACCGGCTACACCGGCAGGGAGACTCGCTACTGTTGAGGGGCTCTTCCAAAGCGGGCTGATTGACCGAAATGCGGCACTCGCATTGCTCGATTACCCCGATTTAGAGACTTACCATAAAATCGAACTCGCTTTTATCGATGATGTAGACCTTCTTATTGAAAATATGCTCGAAAAGGGCATTTACTCGCCACCGGAGCCGTTTTCCAATCTCCAATTCGCCATTCAGCGGATCCAATCGGCCTATATTCGAGGAAAAGTGGATGGAGCACCTGATAGTCGGCTAGATTTGCTACGTCGGTACATCGAATCGGCTGTTTTGCTTCTCCAGGGGGCACAACAGTATACCCAAGCGCAACAACAACAATCGGCTTTGGCTGAACAGGCACAAGGCAAGCAAATGAATGCAGAAGCATCACAAATGGCAGAACAAGCGGCACCGCAAGAGCTTATGCCGCAATAGGAGCAAATAATGGAAGATATGAACGCAGAAGCTGTTGTCCAAGAGGAAGTTGAACCAGTAGCTGAAGAGGCAAGTGTCGAGGCAACCCCGGCACCCGATGAACTCTCTACGCGGCAATTTGCCGCATTGGCTCGACGCGAACGGCAAGTACGCGAGGGAGAGCAGCTTATCCGAGAGAAAGATGCGGAATTAGCGGCAAATAAAGCGTCTTTGGAGTTGGCTAAGACCAATCCAATGGCGTTTTTGCAGCAGGCTGGTGTTTCTGAGGATGACCTTGTTCGCCACATGATTGATACGAATGGCACTCCTACCCAAGAAGAGCTTATTCGTCGGCAGGCCGGAGAGATAGAAAGCCTTCGATCAGAGTTTTCGGAGTACAAAACTAATCAGGAACTAACGAAGACTAAGCAAAGTAATGAAGCCCAATGGGACGCCTTTATTGACAACACGCGAAAAGAAGTGGAGAATAGTGAAGGACTAACGCTGGTAAAAGAATTTGGTGCCCACAAGCTAGTGGCAGATGTTATTCTCGAATACCACAAGCAGCATGGAGAAGTTCTTCCTGTTGCCCAAGCTGGTAAACTCGTAGAACAGCACATAACTGGTGAGGCTGAAAAGTTTTTTAAGAATAAAACGCTGAGAAAACAATACTCCGAGTATCTTACTCCTGCCGAGGAGAGCAGTAAATCTCCTGATACGCCGACTCCTAGTCAGAGAGACTTACGCGCTGCAAAAGTCCCTAGAACTTTGACCAACACGTTAGCTGCCGCGACCCCTAATAGGTCTAATGGTGTGCTAACGGAACAAGACTCTCTCGACCGGATGGTAGATACGCTACGCTGGAGCGAGTAGTTTCGATTAGGAGATTATCATGGCTTCGTTAGACATGGACTCGTTTGAGAATGCCCTAAAAGAGCATTATCACGGGCTCCACATTAAAGACCTCGTTTATAAGAAGAACCCACTCTTAGCACTCATGCCAAAATATGAGCGTTTCGGTGGTAAATACATGCCCGTGCCATTGAAGTACGGAAACCCCCAAGGCCGTGGTGCTGTTTTTAGTACCGCCCAAGGCAACGCTAGCAATACCAAGCTAGAGGCGTTTAATATTTCGCACGTTCGTGACTACAGTGTAGCCCGAATTGATTCGTTAACTATGGATGCCTCTTCCGGTGATGCTGATGCGTTTGTTCGTGCGGCTACGCTTGAGGTTGACTCGGCAATTGCATCATTGTCCCAAGCGATGGCGCTAGACATTTTTCGAGGTGGTTCTGGTGCTCGTGGGCAGTGTGCTAACACTACTCCAGGGACAGAGGTAGCGCTGAAAAATGAGGCGGACATCGTTAACTTTGAAGTGGGTATGAAGGTTGTCTTCGCTGAAACGCAAGTTGTGGACGGTGTCACCGTTCCTCATACTCTACGGAATAGCGGAACCGCCATTGCTATTGCCTCAATTGACCGGGATGCCGGTACTTTTGAATTGGCGTCTACTGCACATGCTTCTGTTGATACTAATGACTTCATTATCCAAGAAGGCGACTATGTGGAGTCCGGTGACCGTCTGAAGATGGACGGCTTGGATGCGTGGATTCCTTCTGCTGCTCCGGGCTCTACTGTATTTAATACTGTCAATCGGTCGCTAGACACGACTCGATTGGGGGGTGTTCGGTATGACGGTACTACAGGTAACTTTCGGGACAACCTCTTAGAGGCTGCTGCGCGGTTAGCGCGTGAAGGTGCTTCCCCGGATACCTATTTTATGAACTTTGCCAATTACGCGGCACTTGAAATTGAGTTGGCGGCTAATACTCGCTACGACGTTTCAAAGTCGCAAGATGGTAATTTTGGCTTTACTGGGCTCACTATCCAAGGACCTACTGGCCCCATCAATGTTATCCCTGACAAAAACTGTCAGAGTGACGTTGCTTGGCTCCTCCAGATGAATACTTGGGCACTAAATAGTGCCGGTGCTGCTCCAAAAATTCTAGACCATGACGGCAATCGTCTTCTCCGAGTGAACAACTTGGACGAAGTTGAAATTCGTATTGGTTTTTACGGTAATGTGTCCTGTTCGGCTCCTGGTTGGAACTGTCGGGTTGCGTTATAAGCTAATTTTGTTCGGGAAGGGGGCTAGGTTTTTGAGTTACCTAGAGGAGGCGGCAGACTTAGCCCTGCCGCTCCCCCTACTCGACCTTTACTTACCACGGACGCTGAAATGGCAAATCAACTAGCGCAGATTATCGCAGAGAAGGCGAAAGCGGCGGATACTCGCCAAACTGACGACCGCAAAAACGCTCAACGGAATTCGTTAAAGCGTTTACGTGTCGCATTGAACAGTGAAGATTATGACGCGGCTGG